TATAAGGTGTGCCACCTTGTGCAATTTCTACAGAGATTATAGCACCTTCTACAGCGTTACTTGGTGCTGAGAATGTTGTGTTCTCTGTGGTTGCGTAGTAGGCGTTGGCTTTAGCTGCTGCATCCCACGCTACTGCGTTTGATGAAGATGTTAAAGCTCCTTGACTTATGTAGGCTGAAGAGTCTACTTTAGCTGTACCTGAAAGGTAGAGGTCTTTGAAGCGTTGCGATACAGTGCCAAGAGAAACGACAGCATCACTATTAGAGTTTGTCGTCATATTAAACGGATGAATCGTATCAAATTGTCCGTTGAATTTTAACCCTGCGTCATCATGTCCAATTGTTACTCTGCCACCAGCGACACCAATGCTTCCAACTGTTGTGCCGTCTTTGTAAAAATTAACCAAAGAGCCGTCATTAGTTAGTCGATTTACGTCAATAACACCTGCACCACTTCTTGTAAATGTCACATTACCTGAAGGTAAAATTGTAGTACCTGCTGTTGCAAAAGAAGAAGTAGTCTTACCCACCAACAAGTTGCCTGATGAGTCTATGCGGAGGCGTTCTGTGGCTGACGAACCAGTCTGAACAACAAGATTATTACCTGTCGCACCTATAGCGGGAGCGTTGGTTGTAGAGCTGTCTTTAAACTCAATTAAAGAATCTGCATCACCACTTTCTATTAAAGCAGGTCTGTTGGTTATTGCATGATAAACGTGTAAAGACTTGTCAGGACTAGTCGTACCAATTCCAACGTGACCTGACTCCGTAATGCGGAAGACCTCATCTATAGAACCGTCTGAGCCATTTGATGTTTTTACAATAAAGTCGGCTCCGAAGTTAGCTCCGTTTCTGTACGAAGAAAGAACGGTAGAGCATACATCGGTATGGTTTTTAAATTGAATACTTGCTGAAGTTGCTGCTGCGTTGATGCCATTTTCAAAAAGACCAAGGACAACATCCCCCGACGAGTCTTTGTTTACATGCAAAAGCTCTTCAGGCGAACTAGTACCAATACCAAGACCTGTAGATGTGTTACGCATTATTTCAGAACCACCTACTATGTAAAGTAAAGCACCACCTGTATCACCAACAATAGCTTCATTTGTGCCACCCCATTCCACAGCACTAGCATTAGCAACTCTTATTGAACCATTTACATCTAAAGGTCTTGCAGGACTACTCGTACCAATACCCACGTTGCCTGATGAGTCGATACGCATACGTTCTGCCAAACTCTGCCCAGAGGCATTTGCGTTAGTAAGCTGATTGAATGTTAAGTTACCCGCTGTATCACCTTGAATAACGTTGCCTTTAAATCCTGTGGTAGTGAAAGTATTAACAATACCGCCATCAGCATATGCAGAGAATGCCAGATAAGGTAGCCCGTTATTGCCGCTAGCCCCTAAAGTACCGAAGTAACCAGACGTTCTGTTGCCATGACCAAACTCTATATTTGTGCCGTTTCTCCTAAGATTAAAGATGGCTGATGTCTGAGGCGGAGTGCTTCCTAATTGCAAAGACTCAGCACTTGCATCCCAGAATAGAGCTTGGCTAGTTCCTGTATCATCGTAGAAGGATATGTCTCCTGTAGCATGGTCAATGTTAAATCTTGTAGTTATTGTGTCTACAGCATCATTAATAGTTCCTATTTGAAAATCACCATCAGAGTTTCTTATATCAGTATTTACATCTGTTGTGTCAGATTCAATAAAACGTAGTCTTGGATTTGTTGCTGTTAAGGTAACTATATTGTTTAAGGAAGATTGACCATCAACAGTCAAACCATCCATTGTGGCTGTACCTGTTACGTCTATGCCTGTTGAGGTTGTTTCAAACTTTTTGCTGTTGTTAAAGAAAAGCTCAACATCGCCACCATAATTAGCGTTTAGATATACATCACCATTAGACGGATGCCCAACTACAACCCTACCCGTCCCAAGTAAATTTAAGTATCCAGCACCAGCATCCTTTACATAGCTATCTGAACCATCATGATAAATCTGTAAATCTGAACCTGCTCCAAAGATAGCTTTGTCGTTATCAGCAAATAATATATCGTTACCGTTAGTATCTAAATCACCACCTAACTGTGGAGTAGAATCTTCAACAACTTCATTGGTTGCAGCAACGGTAGTATCTACATAAGCTTTAATAGACTCTGAAGTCGCTAAAGTCGTTGCTGTAGCTGTAGCAAAAGTATCATCATCAAGTACTGCTGTACCTGAGACACCTGTATTGATTACAGGGCTTGTAAGTGTTTTATTTGTTAAAGTCTGTGTATCTGCCAGTGTAGCAACTGTAGAGTCTATCGCCACTGTTAAAGTGTTACCTGAACCTACAGTATCTAAACCTGTTCCACCAGCAATTGTGAGAGTCTCTGAGTCGAGGTCAATTGAAAGTGCACCTCCACTATCTCCTTGAAAATCTAAGTCCTGTGCGGTCACCTGAGAGTCTACATAAGCCTTTACAGATTGTTGTGTCGGTACAAGCGTTGCAGAGTCAGATGTCATATCGTCTTCGTCTACAAAAGCTGTAACAGTTATGGTGCCGTCTGATAAGTCTGTAAAAGTAACAGCACCTGCAGTTGTTCCACCAATAGTAACACCATCTATTGTACCACCGTTGATGTCTGTTGTGGTCAATACAGAACTTGCAAGTGTTACAACACCTGTAGAGTCTGCTATTGAACCTGCTGCAGTTCCATCTTTAGCTTTAATGTTTGTAACTTCAATGTTGGTTGTGTCTACAGTTGTAGCATTAACGTTAGTAACGTTACCAGTTGTTGAAGTTAATGTAGTAATCGTTGTAGCAGCTATTGTACCGCCTTCAACTTTATCACCCGAGATTTGGTCATCTGCTAAAGTTAGGGTACCTGATGAAACGTCTAAAGTCTTACCAGCTCCTACTGTGATATCTGAAGTTGCTATGGTAGCACCGTCAATGGTACCTCCATCAATGTCTGCTGTATCAGCTACTAAGCTGTCAATGTTAGCAGTCCCATCTATGTAAAGGTCTTGCCATTCTTTGGTAGCACTACCTAAATCGTAAGTGCCATCTGTGTTTGGTATAATGTCTGAATCAATCTCTGCAGCTAAGTTAATGCTGTCAGTGTCTGCATCACCAAAGGTAAGGTTGCCGGAGATAGTAGCGTTACCTGTGACTGTAAGATTACCACCAACAGTCACGTCACCAGTTGTAGTAACGGTATCTGTGTAAGTATTTTTAAAGTATAATGAGCTAGTTCCTAAGTCAACATCGCTGTCTGTAACAGGTACAATAGCTCCATCGGCTATGTATAGCTGTTGTACAGGTGCTGAAGATACTTCAACATAAAACTCAATGTAGTTATTGGTTGTATCTATTAATACTTTGTTGTTTGGAGAAGTTTCTCCTGCATCACCAATCAGTCCTATAACAGGTCCTTCGGCTGTTGTGCCATCGTGTTTGTGACCTGTCGTATTGCTAAAAGCATTGACGAGTTGGTTATATTCATTATTGAATAGTGCAGCAGTGATTGTGTCTCCATCAACAAAGGAACTCTGTCTTATGTAACCTGCCATTATTTAATCTCCGTGTGTTTTATTTTATTAGCCTACTAAATTTTTTGTAACTGATGCAGGGTTAATTTGTTCTGCAATGTTTGCATCAAGGTTATCTTTTAAAGATTGTACTTCATCTTCACCTATTGCAGTTTCTACCCAGCCTTGTACCGTTGCAGCATCAACACTATCAAAAGCTATAAAGCTTGAAATGTCTGATGTGTCTAACGATTGTGTTCCATAGACTGAAGCAGTTAAATTATTTCCATCTGCATCTTGATTTGCATCGTCTTCTGCATTAAGTCTCCAATGCACGTTATGAATCACGTCTACATTGTCGTCTAGTGTTGGGTAAGTATCGACTGTGGATACGTTCCAGTTATATGTTATTGCCATTTTGTTATCTCCTACCTGAAGGTATAAAATCTATATAAAACCCATTTATTTTATAGGGTGCTTTGTTATCCTCTGTGATGACTGTAAAATTATTACTTGTCCCACTGCCTTGTACGGGTATACGTACCATAGGTGCTGCTGCACCACCAAATACGTTAATGTTAAACACCGCTTCACCAAATACCGAAGGAGGATTAACCGTACCAAATAAAAAATTAGAAGGTGGTTGTGGTGTATCAGGATTACTAAAGTCGTATCTGACTTGTAACTCTGGACTTACAATACCTTCTGCTGCTATAGAAACTCTAACGTAGTGTAAAGTTTTTAAAGTTCCTAAATCTCCGTAATCGTAGTCGGGTGTGGCATATCGAGCAAGAATATTAGTCCCATTAAAAGTATTACCTGAATCGTGTATATACACGTAGCCATCAGTATCACCATGATAATATTCTTCAATACCACTTTCGTTAAATCCCGAACCTATTCCGGTTACTTCTATACCTCTTGTTTCAGACCATTCAAATCCGTTTGGTCTTAATGTTCCTATAACTCCTCTTTGTGATGCATTAGCTGCAGTTGCATCAGTATAAAATAATCTATACTGAGACTTTTCTCTAAGCACCAGACTTGAAATTGTGTATTTATCTACGTTTTGTGCAATTGTTGTAATAAGAGGTTGTATCTGTTTTGATACAGTTCCTAACTCAACGTCTCCAATCCTTGCAGTACCAGCAACGGTTCTTAGTCCGTCTGGTGCCAAGAAGATAAGGTCACCACCTATCTCTTGAATACTGTAACCACTTAAACAACCAATACTTTCAGCAACTGAAATAATGGCAACTGTTTGAGAGTTATCAATGTTTATAAGTTTGTGAATACTATTTTCACAAAACACAAACAAGTCTTCACGGAATCCTTTAATACCTACAATCGTATCTGAGATTGTAACGCTTCCTGCACCGGCTCCACTAAAGTTATCAGGGTCATTATGTACACTGTAATAAACTGTAGTTTCATTACCTTCAACACCAGCAGCAATTAAGTGATGGTCATGCGATGTAATATACTTTACAGGCGTATTAGCTCCATTAGGATTTATTTCATTAGTAAAAAATGTCCTAGTATTTAAAGCTCCAGTACCTTCCATTCTAAAAATAAAAATGTCTTTAGTGGAATTATCGGCTATAAATATTTCACCATAATCCATTCCAGCACCTTCAAACATTGCAAAAGTACATTGACCTTGCCCAGTTCTTACCGAAGCTGCTTTACCTGTAAAGGTAGCATAATCATCACCACCTCCAGCAGATAATTTATTTATTTGTAACCATGTAATTCCATCTTGGCTAAAATAAATATTGTTGTTAATGGCAGCAATAACTCCATCAGCATAAGGTATTACCCCATGTATTGTTCCTGTGCTACCACTAGGAATCGTTGCACTTTCACCACCTAATTTTGTATAACCATTGATACGTCTGTATCCACCTTCTATAGAGACTTCAAAGTTTCTAAGGTCAGTGGCAGCTCCGGGTGTTTTAAGTAAGTCAATTTGATTTGAAGCTGTGACTAAACCACCGGTACATGCAACGGTATAAGGTTGTGAACGTGCCATAAATTAAAAGTATCTTCTGTCGTCTGTCATTGCACGAGGAGTAGGATTAATCAAATTAGATTTCATATTCCTCATTGCTTTCTTATAATCATCCATAGCAAAAGCTGCTTGTTGTGGAGATTCTTTAAACTGCCAAATATAATATCTTGTTTTAGCAGTTATGACATTCGTGTATTGTTCTGGAAAGACAACTGTGTCTCCATGTGCTACAAGTTTTGTAGGCTTGTCAAACGCATAAAAGTGTACGTTGTACTCTTTATCAGGTATTGGACTTAAGCCAAACTTCCTTGCATCAGGTGATTTAATAACAAACTTAGGCTCACCATATGCCTGTGTATTTGCATCGTCTGCATTTTCACTATCTCTGTAATATCTTTTCCAATCAGCTAAGTTTAAAAACTTTAAACCTTTCGAGATAAAAGGAGCTGATTCACCACTGACGTTAATCGTGGTTAAATAAAAATCATCCCAGTCTATGGAACCGTAATCATCTGCAACACTTGAGCTACTAGCTTTTAGTTCGTACCATCTAGTACCTGCTGTTGTTGCTACGGTCACGTTTCCGTAGAATGGGTCAGTTGCACCACTTTCGCCTACTGCAAAAAATGGTAACTGGGGTTCTTCATTTGCTATATCGAATATAGACTTGTTGATGGCATCCTTGACAAACTGTTGAAGTCCTACAGCGTTTGCAAAGTTTGCAGAGGTTAGAGGTATTTCGTTGAGTTCTCTAAGAACTTCGTTAGTTAAATCTAAGTATGTTGTTGCCATTTATAATTCTCTTAACAGGGTTTAGCTTTAGGCATATCACCGTTCATAGGTTTACCGCCATGTTTCATACCATATCTGTTTTTCATGTTACCACCACCATACATGTTTTCACGTCTAGCAGCTTTGTTTCCGTCTTTAATATTGTCAACTGTTTTTACTTTCATAATAAATTCCTTTTAAAAAGTGGAGGAGTCCGAAGACTCCCCCGAGTTTCAACAATTAGTCGATTAAGTAGAAAGCACCTACTAGTGCTTCGTCTCTAAGGACTTTAGAACCATATACATGCAATCCTCTAACGATATCACCAAATGAACTTGGGTCACGAAGGACTTCAGTTGAAATGATAGTTTGAGCAGTTGCAGTAGATGAAATATGTCCAGCTAACACTTTACCAGTTGCGTTTGAAGTCGCAGCGATATTGTTAGATTTGTACATATCAAATCCTCTGAGTTTTCCACTTGAGACTAGACCGTTTCTTATAGAACCTTGACCAGCGTTGAAGTCTACAGAAAGCAGTTTAGAACTTGATTGTCCTAGTTGCTCGTAGAAATCAGGACCAGCAACAAACCAACGACCTTCTTCAGGTACGTTTTGTTCGTCAAGTAGTCTTGCCATTCTAGCCATAAGGTTAAGTGGGTCAGTTTCACTTGTTAAACCAATGTCAACAGAACCAGCACCGTCATATACGTTAGCAGCTAAAGCAGTTGCACTGTCAGCACCTAACACGTGGTCAGGTGAAGAAGCAGATAAACCACTAAACATGTTAGCGATAACAGCAGCATCAAAAGAATCTTTCAATGCATAAGCAGCAGAACTAGAAGCTACTTCTTTAAAGTTGACGTGTGACATTTTAGTTTCAATATCATCTACGATGAATTTGAAAGCTTTAGCACTATCAACAACCAAAGTAAGTTCTTGGTCTGTTAGTTTTGTTGGCGTAGTATCCTGTCCTCTGGTATAATCAGAAACAGAGATTACGGGTTCTTTAATGATTTTAACTGAGTCTCCATAAGCAGAAATCTCACCGGCATAGTCGGTGTTAGTAATAGCTTCTACAACCGAAGACTTTCTAAAAAAGTTTAAAACCTTTTTAGAGTAAATCGAAGGTAGGAAGAAACTATTAGCCTGTCCACTTACGGAGTTTGCAAAGTTAGCATCGGTATCAGTTGTTGGTTCAAAATATTGAGCCATGATATTCTCCTAAGTTATAAAGTTAATAGTTATGATTTTGCAATTCTGCCTTGTTGCATGGCTTCACTTATCTCGGCTTCGTGCCGATCAAATTCATCCATAGACATAGCTGCAATCTCCTTTTCTGTCCAAATTTTCGTTTGCTGTGGTTCAACCGTTGTTGTTTTAGTTGAGACCATATCAGCAGCAGACTTTCTGGACTTTTGAGAATTTGACTTCTTAGGTACATCTATACCAATATCACGTTTAAATAAATCTAAAGCTCTTGAAGCTAGATCAGCATCGTCAGCATTGTTGTATACCCAATCTTGAATAGACTTAGGCTGCTCTTTTGCCCAACTATGAAAATCATCACTATTGCGAATATCTTCAAAGTCAGGATGCTTATCCATCAATCGCTTTTCAGCATCTTTACGAATCAATTCTTGCTCACGTTGTTGCAGTCTTTCAAGTTTCTCTTTCAGGTCCTTAGATTTCTCTTCGGCTTGAAGGTGAGAAACAGTTTCTACAACTTCGTAGACATCAGGATACTCTTGTCTAAACTTTTCAAGTTCTTCTGGAGATTTAGGAGCTTTATACTGAGGTCTGTTTTCAGCAGCCTTTTCTAATAACTCTTGTTCTCTAGACTTAAATTCATTTAGTTTAGAGTCATAATGCTTTTTCAAGTCATCGTAACGTTTCTTGTAGTCTGGTCGCTTGTAAGGTTCATCCCTAGTTGCTTCCTGTTCTACAGGTTCTTCAGATACAGCTTCTACTTTTTTTGATTTAGCTTTAGGCTTTTCAAAATAAAGACCATTAGCATCTTCAAAGTTTTCTTCTATATCCGTGTGCCAAGATTTTTTTTGGTTGTAAGGATTGGCATTTTCCTCATGTACTTCAGTAGTCATATTCTTCTCCTACGGGGGCTTTCATTTAACAAGGTAGCTGCGGTGTGCACTTGCAGGGCTTGTCTTGTAAAGGTAGCCTTTCGGTTTAAAAATGATAGGGTGCTTATGACATAAGGTAGCCCTACCGTTAAGTTTGTTTAGCCTAAGTTTCTGCTCCCTCTAAGCATAGACTTTTTGACTTCTTCGTCTACTAAGTCGTTGACTTCTTGCTGTGAAGCTTCGGAACCAACGGTTGTTTTAGTAACACGAATGTCTTGTTGACTTGCAGGTTCTTCAACCGGCATTACAACAATCTCTTCTTCTTCAGGTTGTCCACCTTCAGCTAAACCTTGTCTTTCATCTGCTTTCATTTCTGCATCTTTCATCATTGCCATTAAGTTGTCGGCTCCGATTTCTTCTACAGCTTTAGCAGTAAAGACAAATTCTCCATCAGATAACCTTGCGGGTATGCTGTCAGAGACTCCTGAACCCGGACCTTCAACAGGACCAGACCCAGCAAATTCTTGTGCAACGTCTATGACTTTATCGAATATTTCGCTAAGTCTATCGTTGTCTTGTAACTGTGACATTAGATAATCTTCTTCTTCGTTATCTAATGCTTCATCTAAAATAAAATCTAAGTATTCATCTTCCATTTCATCGTCTGGAAGCATCTCCTCTTCAGGCTCTTCCATCATGGGTTCTTCGACCATAGGCTCTTCCATCATGGGTTCATCCATCAGTGGACCACCTTCTTCATAACCCATACGTTCTACAACTTCAGGTGCTTCTTTTCTTAAAGCTTCTATACCCGGACCACCTTCTTTCATTCCGTATCTATCGTTATCGTCTTGTAGTATTCCACCCATGTTTTTATTCTCTCTTTCTTTAAAAATATTTGTAATTGGTAAATTTTCTTCTTTTAATTGTTTCATTAATTTTAAACCCTTTTTACCGTGAAAAGAAATATCTCCTTTATTATTAATAGTTATTCCATCTGATTTATCTGTATCTATATATTTTTCTGTATTAATATTACTTTGTTTCTGTGTACTTTCAGGAGTGGTTTTTATAATACTTAATAAATTTTTAAATGCAGTATAAGTCATAGGAGGTCTAGTAGCGTTTCTAGTTTCCTCATATATATCATCTTCTAATAAACTATTTTTTTTCATATCTCCTCTTTTCTATTTACTGCTTCTTTAACCTGCTCCGGCAATTGCTCTAGGCGTACCAGAGAATTGATCTTCCCCTGCAACCGGAACATTTCCGATTCCGATGTTGCCACCGCCAGTGCCTGTAGGTCCAAGGTCTTGAGGTTGTGCAGGTGTTCCTGCAAGGCTTCCCATACCTCCGGGTTGTTGACTATTGGGTTGAGCTTCCTCGCCAGTTGTTTGTCCAACATTTTGCATTCCTATGATTTGTGCCATGATAGCTGCTTCTTCAGGGTCGTTTAAAACTTCATCTGGGTCTAAGTCTAAGCTATAGGCAAGTTCACTAATTAGTTTAGAAATCTTAACAAACGGAGCAACAGCAGGATTTTGTACAGTTTGTAAGAAGGTAGTAAGTCTTTGACTTCTTACTTCTTTCTGCATCAAGCTGTTTGTTCCAGTAGCTTTAACTTCTAAATCACCTTTGACATCTAGACCACCTTCAAAGAACTGCATGTTCCACTGAAAGAAAGCTTCTCCTAGAGGTCTTAATAAAAAGTCGTCAAGGTTTTTAACAACTGTTTTAATATTTAAACTTGATGCACCTAGTAACATAGACATACCCGAAGCAGTCCTTGTCATACTTTGTACACCTGTTTGTCCGTGTGAGTAACTAGGAATACCTGTCTGCTCATCTGCAAGTTGTCTAAACTTGTCAAACATCATCATATTTTCTGGTGCTGTGTTAGGAAACTTTAAACCATGTATAGCTTGTCCGGGCATACCAGCTTGTCTTCTGAATATCTTACCCGGATATATTTCCATAGACTGTCCACCAACTAAAGCAGACTCATCTACATCAAACACCAAAGACCCAGCCATTGCTAGGTTATCTACAGCCATTCTTGCGTGACCGTTCATAATCTGTTGAGAATCATCCATGTTCTCAGCTACACCAATACCAAAGAAGTTATAGGGGTTTCTTTCGTATGGGAAAGCGTGGTAAGGTATTCTATAAGGAGTAAATGGATTGACCACTGCTCTTAATAAACTATCACCACATACCCAAGCATTGATTTGAACTTCGTCTAGATCATCAATGTCATCATCTATTTCAATACCAACTTCACGTGCATACTCTGCATCCATGATTCCCCAGTACTCAAAAACTTCAAAGTTTGTTTGGTACTCTTCATCGCTTCTTGCATCATCTTTTAACTGTGACTCAAAGCTTTTTTCTTCGTAGTTAGCTCCCATCTGTATACAATTACGTATAGCATCCTCATCAAAGTAAGGCATGTTACGCAGTTGTCTAAGTTGAGATTTGTTTAGCTTGTGTCTGTGAATTACATATTCACATTCTTCAATACTAGTAGCTGAAGGGTCTGGGTAAAAATCCCAACAACTAACAAACTCAATTCTAGGTACTCTAACTTCTAACGGATTATAAGTTCTTTCACCATCTTCACCGGTTTCCCATTTGTGAAGTTTCTTGTTGTAATTGAAAGGTCCTTTTACAATCCCTGTACCAAGTAGAGAAGATTCTAAAAGAGCATTTCTAATTTCTGATGAACCTTTTGATTCATCTATTTGATCGTGAATAAGTTTTTCCATTCTCCTTGCAGCTCTTTGTGCTGGAGAAATTTCTAACGCTGTAGGTATTGGACTAAAGCCTTCAACCAATTGATCTTCTACTTTATCTTCAAGACTTTCTTCAAAGATTCCTTTTTGGAAAGTAGCTCCGGGTTTTAAAACTTTACCGTCACCCTCATATCCAACATCGTATGGATTGTCTATCCTATTACCGATATCGTCTGGTAACTCTCCACCACCCATAGTACTTTCAATACCGGGTGCACCTGTTTGAGTGTCTAAGTGTGCGTTAGCTAATTCACCTTCAGGTATTTTAGTTTCAGCAATACCAATGGGAAATTTACCTGTACCAAAGATTACATCAACAAGTTGACCAAAAGCAGCAAGTACTTTTGTTTTAGTAATCTTTACAAAGATACGAGACTTTTCAGAGTCTCTAAACTTAACAGACTTGTTGTAAAGTCCTCTATAGTTTTCGTAAGCTCTTAACCAACGTGCTTCATCTGAACGTCTAGCATCTTCAGCTACACTAAATCTAGATTTAACAATACCAACAAGGTTGCTACGCTGTGTCATTTCAAGGTCAAGAGTTTTACCAGCTTCACCTTCAACATCCATGTAGATGTTATCAGCGTTTAAAAATGTATTATCCTTGTCTGCCATAAAGTTTAATATCCAAA